TATGGAAGTTCAGGGCAAGTTCTTACATCATATGGAAATTCTGCACCTCCAAGATGGGTAACTCCCTCTAGTGGTGGATATTCAGCAGATTTTAGTGGTTATGCAAATAAATTTTCTGTAGGAACATCTAGTTTACCTAGCACAGGTGAAATTAGAGCAACAGGTAATATCACTGCATATTATTCAGATGAAAGATTAAAGGATTTTCATGGCAAGATAGAAAATGCTGTAGATAAAGTAAAAAGCCTTAATGGTTATTATTATTCAGAAAATGAAAAAGCAAAAGAATATGGTTATGAAAAACAAGATAAGAAACAAGTAGGTGTATCAGCACAAGAAGTAGAAAAAGTATTACCTGAAATTGTAAGTCTAGCACCTTTTGACATAGCAGAAGATGGAACAAGTAAATCAGGTGAAGATTATAAGACAGTTGACTATGAAAAGCTTGTACCACTTTTAATTGAAGCTATAAAAGAACAACAAACTCAAATTGATTATTTAAAGGAGAAGTTGAATGGCATTACCGAATAGTGGAGCTATTAGTTTTCAAGACATAAATAATGAATTAGGAATGCCATCTAATGCGACAGTCAGTACGCATAGTAGAATGGTCAGATCTATGGTTGGGTGTGGATACACTAACCCTAGTGGTAATAGCATTGCTGTCCCGTGGTGGATAGCTAATAGAAATCAAAATGCTCATAATGCCATCACAGGTAATAATAATACACAGTGGACTTATAATAATACTAATTCTTCTACTAATTTAGCAAATAGTATTACAAATTATAATCATCCTGCATGGTCAAATAATCCTAGATCATCATGGTATGATCAAGGTGGATATAATGGTTTAGGTAGACATGCAAGATCTAGAATTTATCCATATGAACAGCTTGGTATGGGCGATTTACGAGCTAGTAGTGGTATAAATGGTACAGGTTCTCCAACTACTGCTTATGTTGATAGGGTTTCTCCTGTTTGGAGAACTCCTAATGTTTTAGAAAATTTTTCAGGATCACAAGCAGGACATGGCAATGCAGGTGATAGTGACTATGATTTAAAATGTGGAGCCGTATTTGATGCTATTCAATGTTCATTAACAGGTAATTATGGTGCGCCTATAGCAAGTAATACAACGCAAAACTTGTGGGATTGTAATCAGTTACTAGATAGTAATGAAGATAGTTTACTTTGTGCTGAAGATAATGGATCTTTGTATGGAAGTAACTATTACTATAGGGGATGTCAACGTGGATTATGGTCATCTCAATCTAGTAATAATCCTACATTAATGTCGTATACTAGACCTCAAGGACAAGGTGGCACAAGTTGGGCATTAATGTGTAGGAGTACTCAAAACTTACGATTATATTATCAAAAACATAGTATTAGTTTTCAACTACACAATGGATTTTATAAGACTAATTATGGTGGAGATAATGACAGCCTGAGTTTACCTTTTTATAATAATACGAGTTCTACAGGTACAGCAGATGCAAATGGAACATCTAATAATAGAATGTCCTCACAAATGACTACAACAAATAATAGTCAAAATCAGCATGGATGGACTGTTGCAATGGCATATAAGCTAGATTCTAATAGAGGAACAGCCATGAATAACACTAGCAACCCGTGGACTAGAAATTGGATTATTTGGGGAAGTGGATATTATGAGTGGGCAAATTTAAGTGGTTTTGCAAGAGCAGATGGAAATTATTCTACTACATATATAGGTTCTATGCGAGGTAGTAGCAATTATGGAACTAGAGGTTCTTTGAGTGGTTTTCCATCAGGATATAGTGGATATTCATCTTTAGATCATGTTTGGATAGTAGATGTAGTAAGAGTAAAGGGAGATCAATGGACAGGTAGTGCATTTAATTCTAGTAATTATAATGGTGGTAGTATGACATGCTCCTCATTTCAAATAATGAAAAAAGGTTCAACAGCTAATACTAATATAATCACTAGTACTAGTCCTTACTATTGGGGCAATAATGGTAGTACTGCTAGTAGAATATCACACAATACAAATCCAGGTAGCACAGGTAGCCAATTTTATTGGGGCCCGAACATATTACCTAGCTATTGGAATTATTTTACTACTAGTAATCAATGTTATCATCTCTTTCATTGGTCGTTCTATTGTACACCTTTTAGTGATACACAAATGGAGCATTTAGCTAAAAATTTGTGGTATCATTATGTTGGGGGATCACCATAATGTCAGATGAATATATAGATGATCCAAAAGCACATATAGGTATGCAAAGTCCAGAATGGGGAGAAACTGTATGTATGCATTCTATAGAGTATAATCATCCAGCACATTGTGGTAAGCCCTATACTTGGACAGCAACTGTGCAAGATATGGAGGGCAATTTTTCTGAAGAAGAAAAAACATGTGATGTATGTCATTGTCTTAAATGTAATCCTGTAGAGGGGATGTAAATGTCATTTGGTGCAGTAACCTTTAGCCAAGATTCTTTTTCAGGAGCTGGTGGCACAAGTATTAATGTAGCTATTTCTGGAGTATCTAGCTCTGTTAGTTTAGGAAATGTATCGGTAGTTGGTAATGCTGTCACTCTAGTGTCAGGAACAAATGCTACAAGAATTGTAGGTGTGATAGGTTCACTTTCTGTTGTTGGTACAGCAGTTGTAGCATTAGGCTCTACATCAGGTACGACATCTGTAGGATCTGCTACAGTCACTTCAACTACTTTTGCTACCACATCAGGTGTTGTTGCAACCACTGAATTAGGAACTGTAGGTTTTTCTACTACAGGAAGTGTGACTCCTCTTAGTGTGGAAGCAACCACAAGTATTGGATCAGCTACAGTTTCAACAACAGCTATTGTATCTGTATCAAGTGTTCAAGCTACTACAGCAGTAAACACTTTTGCTAGTGTCGTAGGAACAGCTAGTGTCACTCCAGCATCGGTTGTGGGTTCTCTTATAGTAAATGCACCAACTGTAATTGGTACTGCAAACATTTCTATAAGTGGTAGTGGTGTTCAAGCTAATTCTGCATTAGGAACAGTAAGCGTAATTGCATCTGCTTTTGTAGAGCCTGATAGTGTAGTACTAACAGGATCAATAGGTAATTTAAGTCTTGTAGGAACTGCTAATGTGTCTATAGCAGCAAATACAGCAAGCAATGAAACAAGGGCATTAGGTATTGCAACCGCTCCTACAGTAATAGGAACAGCAAGTGTAGATGTAACAGGAGATGGTTTTGTAGCAACTGTACAATTTGGTGGAGCATCAGCAGTTGTTAGTGCAGATGCAAATGTAACTTTAGCAGAAAATGTTCAAGAATCCAATTATGATACTGCAATTTATGACAGCAATTTCTTTAGTTCAAGTGGACTTGTTGTTGTTAGCAATGTAGGCACATTATCTATTGTAGGAACTGCTACTTTTACTTTAGCATCCGTACAAGGAACTATAACACTAAATGCACCTACAGTTATAGGAAATGCAATAGTAGAGCCTACAGGATTTCAAGTTAATGGTTCAGTAGGTACATTAAGTTTTGTAGGTAATGCTAATGTATCATTAACTTCTACATCTGCTACTGCTACTTTAGGTACTGTTTCAGTCATAGGTAATGCAGTTATAGAAATTGCATCTGTAGTATTATCTAGTTTCTTTTCAACAAATTATATTTATACCGCTGTAAGTGCAGAAGATTACAATAAAGACAGAACTGTATATGTAGATTTTAAAGATAACTTTATTAACAATGTAGTTGTTATTGAGGAAGAAGATAGAACTATTTATATACCTGAAAAACAACACAATGTTAGATCAAAAACATTATTAGCCGCGTAAGGAGATATCATGTCATATAAATGGCCACCAAAAGATCCAGATGAAAAACTAGACTATAGCATAGATTGGTCTAGGTTTTTAGGTGATCAAACAATATCAACAAATCCTCGTATTGCATGGTTTATAAATGATGCAGATGGAGTGAAAACTGCAGCTACATTTGGTCAAGATGTTACTGTAGATGGATTACTTTCTAAAGGGGTATTACAGACTCAAACAGATACAGTTGCTACTATTAGATTAGAGGGTGGAACATTGAATAAAACATATAAGATAACTTGCCAAATGACATCTGCACCTAACGGACTTGTATCTGAGAGAACTGTAACATTAAGAATTAAGGAAAACTAATATGGCTTATAACTTTTTAGAATTAGTCAATGAAATTAATAGAAGATTGAATGAAGTTGAATTAAATACAACAACATTTCCTACAGCTACAGGCTTCTATCAGACAGCAAAAGATGCAGTTAATTCTTCAATTAGACATATAAATCACGAGGAGTTTAGCTGGCCGTGGAATCACAGAGAAGAAGAAGAAGTTCTATCTGCAGGTATTGTTAGATACTCATATCCTGAAGATGCTAAGTTAATCAACATGGATAGTTTTAGAATTAAAAAGAATACTACTCTAAATGTTGAGACTAAAAAATTAAAATCAATGGACTATCAAGAGTACTTAGATAATTATGTAGATCACGAATATAATACAAATACAAATATTAGAACTGTGCCTAGAAATATAGTAAGAACACCAAGTCAAGAATTTATATTCTATCCATGTCCTGATAAAGCATACGAAGTAGTTTACGAATACTATCAAAATCCTGTATCTTTAGTTTTACATTCAGATGTGCCTAGTGTTCCAAAAGAGTTTCAACATGTAATTGTAGATGGGGCAATGTTTTATGCTTATCAATTTAGAGGAGATACACAATCAGCACAAATATCTCAACAGAAGTTTGAGCAAGGCATAAAGTATATGAGAAGTTTATACATTAATAGATATGATTATTTAAGATCATCAATGATTGTTCAAACTAGTGGAGTAAATAACGTATTGAGGGTGTCATAAATGGCTACAGATTGGAAGACATTTCCACTAGAATTTAAAGGTGGTTTAATATCAAATCTAAGTCCTTTGCAACAAGGTACAAATGCGATAGGTAGTGCAACTATTCTTGAAAACTTTGAGCCATCCTTGTCAGGTGGTTATAAAAAGATAAAAGGATTTGCAAAATTTAATTCAAGTGCAGTGCCTATTGAAGATACTAGTGGCAATGTAGTAGGCAGTCCAAATGATCAACAGAAGTTAATACAGATGGTTGCTTGTGTTAGTAATGGGTATACTGCGTTAGTAGCTAGAAACGATAAGTTTTATGCTGTTACAAGTGCTTCAATTACTGAAACCCATCTTGATAATGCTACGTATAGAAATCAGAGAACTGCTTTAAATGGTGCAAAGATTAGATTTGCAAATTATAATTTTGGTGCAGGTGAAAAGACTTTAATTGTGGATGGTGTTAATTCAATAGCATATTATGATGGATCGCAATCAGGTACAAATAGAGTTTCTTTTTCTGATGAAACATCTGCTCAAATTGTACCAACTGTAGGAGCTAAATTTGCAGTAGAGTTTAAAAACCATCTTGTATTAGGCAAGGGTAGCTCTCTTATCATAAGTGCATTGTCTTTAGATAATGATTTTAGACCAGCTAATGGTGGTGCAGAAATAAAAGTAAAAGATACGATAACAGGTTTAATTGTATTTAGAGAACAACTAATTGTTTTTACTAAAAATAGTATTCAAAGAATGACAGGCTCTGCTACATCAGGAACAGATGGATTTAAGGTAGCTCCGATTACAAATGATATAGGATGTATTAGAGAAGATACTATTCAAGAAGTTGGTGGTGACGTTCTGTTTTTTGCCCCTGATGGTATCAGATCACTTGCAGCTACTGAAAAGATTGGTGATTTTGGATTGGACGTTGCATCTAAGCCAATTAAAAAAGACGTAGACTCTTTAACAGGAACATCATTTGATTCTTTTGTTATCAGAGAAAAAGCACAGTACAGACTATTAGCTTTCAATCAGGGTTTTACAACAGACGATTCAGAAGCACTATTAGCTACAAAATTTGTAGATCAAGGTGGTACAGGTTTAAATTGGGCAACTTTACGAGGATTTAAATCATATGCTTCAGATTCAAGATATTATGGGGAAGTTGGTGCAGTACAGGAATTAGTCGTGTTTGCACATGATGATGGTTTTATTTATCAAGGTGAAATAGGAAATGGATTTGATGGATCTAATATTAGAGGTATTTATGAATCACCTTATATGCCAATACAAGATCCTACCATACGTAAGACATTCTATAAAATGGGTCTGTATTTAGATCCCGAAGGTGCGATTACTGCTACTGTAAACATAAAATATGATTTAGGAGAAGCTACTGTAATTCAGCCAAATGCTATCAGTATAACAACAACAGGACAAGGATTGGCATTTTATAATGCTACACAGTCAACATACGATACAAGTAGATATAGTGCAGAATTTGAGAAGCTATACAATAATAATATAATTGGTTCTGGTAAAACAGTAGCCATTAGGATTGAAGAAGAGTCAACTAATCCACCATTTAGATTAGATACCGCTGTATTAGAGTACAGCACAGACACTAGACAATAGCCATACAGGAAAGGAAACAGAATGGGAAATACATATCAAACAAGGGGAGTCATAGGTAATGTAGGCTTGCCCGTATCTGGTGGAATCATTAGAGAGGAGCATCTGAATAATGAATTTACCAACATTATTGCAGCATTTAATGCTAGTACAGGACATGCCCATAATGGTACAGATAGTCCTAGAGTTACAACACTAGGTGCAAATAGTGAGCTAGGAACAACAACTACAGCTATTACACCGGGTTCAGCTACAATTGATGTGGGTACATCAGGAAATAAATTTAGAGATGCGTTCTATAGTGGCACAGTAGATGCTGCTATTGTAAAAACAGCTAAATTAATTGATACAAATGGTAGAGATAGCATTATCCTTTCTGCTACATCTACCGCTGTAAATCAATTTACTGCAGCTAATTCTGCTACAGGAAATGACATTACTCTTTCTGCTACAGGATCTGATACTAATGTTAGTATGGTTCTTACACCTAAAGGTAGTGGTTTAGTTAAATTAGCTAAAGATGATCTAGCTATAGGTGGCACAGCAGTCACAACTACAGCAGATGAACTAAATGTATTAGATGGAGATGTAACTAGTATAGGTACAACAGCAGTTGCAGGTGGTGATGGTATTATTACTAATGATAATGGCACAATGAGATCTACATCTGTAGATACATTTGATACCTATTTATCACAGACA